CCGTGAACGTTCGCGTCTCGACAAACTTCCACGGTGATAGTTCCGACACTTTTTTCTCGCCCAGCACCTTTACGATTCTGTTGTGCAGATACGGAATATCAAATCCAGACACATTCCACCCGGTCACAATGTCCGGGCCATGCTGATTCCAACACGCAAGAAAACTTCCGAGAAGATCGGCTTCATCCTTACAGGAAACATATTTAATATGCTGCCTGCTCAGAGTTTCCTCAATCTCACAATCCTCGGGTTCGTTGAAACCAAATACATAGAAATCTTCATGGTTAAATTTAATTGCAATTGAAATAACAGGAGATGCCGCAGTCTCGGGATAAGGAAACCCATCATCAGATGCGACCTCAATATCAATATTGGCAACCACAATATCCTTTATATCATATTCAATATCCTCGGGATAGGTATCACCAACAAAAGAAAACGCAAAATTCTCGTTTCCATAGATAGTAAAACTGTCCAAATCTTTATATCTGTCATAAAAATCTCGCATCTCTTTGATGGACTTCTTGTAAATGGGCTTTAAATTTTTACCACCAAGGGTCTTGTACTTGCCATCTTCTATGCCATTATTGATCTGGCTCGCTGCCACAAAGGCAGTCGGACCATAATTCACCTTCTTCTTTTTGGGTGCCCCATCTTCATCAATGTATCGCAGATAAACTTGGTTACCTACGACACGCACGTTCGTATAATATTCCATAATATATGCCTCAGTTTTTTTAGTTTCTTTTTTCTGGATTATCCAGAGATTCAATAAATTCGTTCAATTTTTTCTGTGTGACTGGTCCGAGTATTCCATCGGTGTATAAATTATTTTTTCTTTGAAATCGAGTGACCACCAATGCCGTTGACGGACCATAGAATCCATCAACAAATAGATAGTCTCTGATAGACCCTTTCGGTGTGGCTTCTGAAATCCAAGTATTTAATTTAAGTTGAATTCCTCGCACATCATCCCCGGTCGCAAACACATCGTAAACGTGTGCGCTGCTCTTCTTGGATGATGGATGATAATTTGCTCCTGCATTAAACTTTCCATATTCATTGAGATTCAAAATTCGTTTATAATCAAACACCGGACAAAGTTTACTCGAAACTTCTCGGTGCCCGCGAAAGGTAAGTTTCAAATCCCCATAGGCATCATTGATTTGCTTACATAAAAGAATCAATGCTTTATATTGGTCTTCTGTAAAATCTTCTTCATTCAGACCATGCAGACAAATTGCAATCGACCCGCGATTATATCCCTTCTGGGCGGCTGGAACCTTTTCTAAATCTCTACCCGATTGAATGGTTCCGTCCGTGCGAATGAAATAATGATACCCAATGTCGGACCATCCCTTTTCGGTATGCCATCGTCGAATTACTTGAACATGGTCATGGAACGGGCTATTACTCGCAGAGCAATGTAAGAAAACTGTGTTCACATATCTTTCTGGCATGACAAACTTAAAATGGTCATTTGCCATTCGTATTCCTTTCGAGTTCTTTTCTATCGGAGCATTCTGAACAAGCGTATAATGCTTCGGCCAAAACACGGTCATACCCAACATCGAGAGCAATTCTTTTAACTTCATCTACATCCTCTTCACAAAAATCACAAACAAATCGACGTTCGTTAACTTCTTTCATACATTCCCCTGATGCACAAAAACGGGGGAGGTTTCCCTCCCCCTTGTGGGTTCTTGCTATTTATTCATTCAACGGCTGGGGATCGCTCGTATACCCATTGTTGATATGAATCTGTCTCGGTTGCTTCTCCTTCGGGATTTCATTCACCAAATTAACAATAAGAAGCCCATTTACAAAAGAGGCTTCTGTTACCTTAATTGTTGGACTGAGTGTCCATGAACGCTTGAAATTGCGGGCTGCAATTCCTTGGTGAACATACACAGCAGAATCGGCGCTATGATCCTTCAAGGATTCGACAGTAAGAACGTCTTCCTTCACCGTAACCTCAATTTCCTCTTCTCCAAACCCAGCCAAGGCAATTTCAATAGCAAAGTTATTGGAATCGCCACTCCTTACAATATTGTATGGGGGATATGAAGTTGCCTGTGCCGTTCCTGCTCCCGACGAAACTAGACGATCAAAAAGTTGATCGAATCCCAAAAGAAATGGGTCGCTCCGTAGTTGGTCGAATAGTGCGGGTGTCCTTGTTGATACTACCATATTACTTTCTCCTTATTATTAAGCAAGATTGCTTTTATTTAAACTGGCCCGACCATCGGCACCAATCTAAAACTTTTTATTTCTTATTTCCAATATTATACTTGGCAACGAGTTCCCAATCAGACTTGTCTTTGTGGGCAATTATTTTAATCTGCCCCAAAGGAACAACAGGCTCGGCTGTCTTCTTTGCGTCTACCAATGTTAATAATCCCCATTCGGCTAATAGATTTACAATTGCATTTCTTCGACCCAAATCATTATCGCTAAAGTTTGTCGGTTTCCCATCCAGGGCAAACAACTCTTTGAAATGCACAATGTAATACTTGCTTCGCTTGTGAAGAATGTGACATGATTGATATAGGGTGCGGTCCTTGCGACTCGCGATACCAATCCGAGTGAGTGTTTCTCGTATCTTCAAGAAATCTTCATCATCATTCAATTCAATCTCTGCAAGACTATCCAAATCTACTGGAACTACTTTACGCTGGTCTGTTTCCTCGCTTTGATTTGCCATGTGTCAATCCACCTCTTTCCAATCGTTTATGAATAAGAGATAGTTGGTCACCTGTAAGAACTTTTACAATTTCATTGGCTTTGCTATAGCTACAATTGTAATACTCTTTTATTGCATCAATGTCCTCATTCTTCTCAGGCTTCAACCATCTCGAAAAGCGTTTCTTGGCTCGTACACTATTTATAAGATATTCAAATTGAAGTCGGTGGTCTGCGTGTCCCCGCAGGTTAATTTCATTTGCGTGCAATACCGTATCTGGAAAATATGAAAGAGTTCGATTGACAACGAACGGAACATATTCCCGTTCGGCCATCGAATCCTCTTCCATTATATTTTCCTTTGTAATATTAATCGCTCTCAGATAATCACTTAAATTTGCCATATACTATTTCCTTACAATCACATGAGTAGAAACAACTTTACCGGCAAAAAACTCTTTTGCAAATTGAATTGCCTTATACTGGTCAAAGTCCTTACAAGTAAAGATGTTCAGATAGACTGCTTTCAAATCTGTGAGTGTATGAATAGTGAAATTGGATGTGCTAATAAACTGCACCGCCGAGATTCCATTCAGATGTGGAATGTCCTTCCACTCTGGAGGACACTCGTCCATCGTCCACCAATAACGTTTGCACAATTCCATATCTGTAAGGTCGGCCAATTCAACAAAAAACTTATCCAGAGAAAACTTATTGAATTTCTCTACATCGCAATTATGCAAATCAAGGATTAGTTCTTTTCCGTAAGGCTTATCATTCGTCAATGTCTTCGTCATATTCTGATACTCCCATTATTTTATTTACTTTTTCTTCTGCCTCTTTCATGTTAAGCCGGGCCGCCTGCATATTTGCAATCATGGATTCTATCTCTTCCCGTTTCAGTTGAAAAGAAATAAAATCCGCATCTTGTTTTTCAATGCGTTCGTCTACATTGTCATGTGGTAGCCTGTCAAGTGCCAACTTGACAAGCACGGTAAGAACAAACGCACCAATCGTCCACACGACTATTCCAATTATGATTGTTGTCCACGGCATTTACTCTTTCCTCGGCGGAACTTCTGTCAGAATTTCTATTCCGTTCTTTGCTGCAAACGTATGCTCGACTATTGTTCCCTTTCCTTTTTGCCATCCGGGGCAAAAGAAAATTGCATCACATCTTTCGATGATTGCCAAATCGGAATCAAGGGTATCCTGATATGTAATAATACCATCTTCGTAGGCCCATTCGTCGTTCTCAATCGGACAAATGACTGCATACCCTCGCTTCATAAATTTAATGGCATAATATCGCATGACATTGCGATTCTTCCACTTCTCTTCTTCGCTTAGTGTGTTTCCATCACTAAACCGTCCTGCAATATATATAACAGGCTTTAGGTTATTCTTTCCCATCTTGATACACATCTCCATTCTGTTCACATTTCTCATCTTCATACGGAGCAATCTGCCTCCGATAAAGTTCTTGCTTGGCGCATTCCAGCACACCAATGGCAGAATTGTATTTTTCATAATTTGGGTTCTCTCCCAAATACCAAACCACCATCCTTGTAATAATATAATTTAACGTGCCCGGTTTGCATGGCCAGTCTTCTTTTCCTACACAGAAACTCTCGCATAGATTGTCCAACTTATTGAAAAAGTCATCCAGACCACTATAGTAATACTGGCCATCCGTCCCACTACCGTCAATCAGTTCTCTGTCTTCCTTTTTAATATACGGCATTTTACTTGTACTCCAATTCTACCATCAGTTCCGCAAGACACGCAACCAAGTTCAATTCCAAGTCGGCAACAAACGCAGACTTGTATTGATAATCTGCAATCTTGATTGCTGCCTCTGGAATGCTTTGCGGTTTCACATGACCATACAACCCATCAAAAATCATACGATAGATACGCGCAGGGTCATCATCCAGATTCTCTACCACCCACTTTCTCATGCCCTTGAAGTCTTTTGTCTTCAAATGCCCCATGAGCTTCTTTACCGACTGCTCGGTGATAGTCGTGAGAATCCCGGCATCAATCTCACCCGAAACTGAATACCTTTGCAGTTCATTGAGAACTCTTCGGAAGTCAGGAAAGTATTTTTGAATCAGTTCGACAATAACCTTTTCATTATACTTTACGTTTTCCTTTTCGAGAATTTCAATAACTCGCTTCATCAGGCCCATTGCCAACTTCGGGCTTTCCTTCTTTGCAAACCGAAAATCAATTACACTACACCGAGAATGAATCGGTTCGATAATACGATTTCTGAAATTGCAAGTGAAGATGAATCCACAGTTCTTTGAGAATTCTTCGATGAACCCACGAAGGGCCGGCTGCGTTGATTGGGGATTGAGATAGTCAGCTTCGTCAAGGATGACGATCTTGCGTTTTCCAGTAGAAGTTATGGAAACGGCTGACGCGAACGAACGAATGTCGTTTCGCAGAGTGTCGATGTTTCCACTCTCACTTCCATTGATTAGAATATAATCAACACCCATCTGCTCACAGAGGGCCCGGGCAACCGTGGTTTTTCCCACACCAGCAGTTCCGCACAGAAGTAGATTAGGAACATCACCTTGCTTGACGAAATCAAGAAAGGTTTCTTTCAAGTTCTTTGGGAGAATGCATTCTTCAATTGTATGCGGTCGATACAACTGACTCCAAATAAAATCATCACGAAGTTTCATTTTATATTTGCCTCATTATCATTATGTATATGCCGAACCTCATCGACCCACCGTGCCACAAAGGACAGCGATGGGTCGAGAGGGGGTTCAGCGTCGTTTTCACCACATTACTATAAAACTATTTATAACGCTTTTCCTACTTTCCCGAAGGATTTTTTTCAGTCACACTAACTTTTTCATTAAAACACTACTTGAACTCCCACAATTGCACCATCATTGCTTGGCCCACGCGCAGCATCTTCGTTGAAATACTGAACGGTAACCTTTGAACCTGCAAAATCAGCCAAGTTGAAGTTTGCACCCACATCAAACCGCTCGGTATCACCCGAACGATATTCATCATAATCAAAACTCTGATAAAGGAAGAAGGGTTCAAATCCAACATTCAATGATGCAACCTTATGGACGTTTGCTAATGCAATTGAAGCACCTGCCGAAAAACCAGTTCCGGCATTGCGTCCAGAACCTTGATAATAACGGGCACCATCAAGGTCATAGTCTGCAAACGAAGCAGTAAGAGAAACTGTTCCAGGGTCAACTGTAGTGGTATAGAGTGCATCAACCCCAACCCCGAAAAAGTCCTTGTTGCCACGAAAGGCATCGTTCTGGGATTGAATGTTAATTCCCAAAGCCAAGCCTTCCAATGCTGCGATTGCAAGATCCACTCGCGCAGCAACCAGAGCATCGCCCCGTCCACCGTCGAACAGTCCTACGTTGTATGCAATGCCGACACCTTCGGCTGCATCTGTGGAACCAGAGAGTGCAACTCCGTCACCACGACCGAAGTCCTCTGGGGATGCCCACTTGGAAACCACGTTCGTTCCATCCCAAGTAGTCAGACCATAGAGGTTCTCCGATGCATTTCGGTCGGCAGGAATTAGAAACCGTCCAACCTTAACGTCTGCAAGATTCTTGTGTAATGAAGTACCAAGTGATGCATCAAGAATGTTCAAATCTGAACCATCATACTGAACAGACGCAAACGCATCAAAACCACCCTTCGATGCTGTTGCATTTAGACGAACATTCTCAAGGTCAAAATTGTTTCCATTGTCATCAAAAATTCCTGCGGCGCGTGACTCTGCACCCAATGCCACAGCGGTATCTCCGCTGGCGGCTGCTGCATCTTCGGCCGAAACGCTAACTGCGCTCAGACAAAATGCAAGTAATGTAACAAACAAACACTTACTAACGCTGCTAATACTACTCATCTTGTTTCTCTCCTTATACCCAATGGGAAGCCCTGGAACTTCCGAGGCTTCCCATTAGGTCAGATTAAAGGTTATTTAGTCATTCTGAAATGGTAGAAAGTTTGTGTTCTGCGGAAATCCAATATTCCACATCAACTTCCTTGTTTACAAAATGCCCAATTCCCTTGTTGGAAATCTTTACATCATAGTCTCCAGGGAAGAGAATAATATTGTCAACCTTGAAGGTCATGCAATATTTTTCAAAATTATCCCAGTTTTCCACCGACGAAGAGAACTCTTCAGAAAAGGAAACAGCCTTTCCATCCAATTCCAACTCAAATGCATTGGATGCCTTTGGGTTTTCCTTGTCCGTCACGGCAAGAATAAGTCCACTCGCATCAGTTGTATGAATACAAATGTGCGGCAGCTTCATTGCCCCGGATGCCTTCAAGAGTGTCTTCAAATCATCCTTCTTAATTTCAAATTGAATATCCCCATCTTCTGGAAAATCAACCTTGCCTCCATTCGGAGGTTGAGTCACCAAGGTCGGGTCGGTGTATCCATAATTCACAGTATGTCGCGAATTACCTGCCTTGATCTTGACCGAGCTTTCATTGAACGTAAACTGAGGGTCTTCGAGCAAACTAATTGCACTCAGAAATTCATTCAACTGGTAAATTGCAAAATCACATGGGAACTTCTCATCCACCGATGCCCGGGCCAAGATGTTCTTGCCTTCGGAAATCGTAGAAAACTCAGACCCCTGTTTAATTGCAATCCCTTGATTGATTACAGAAAGGTTACTCAAAATCGAAAGTGTCTCTTCCGAAATACTCAATGACGAAGATGCCATATCACTTGTCTCCTTGTTTTCCATTACTAAAGTACATCATTAAAATAATATAGTGTGCAGCCTTCAATAAATCTTTTCTATTGAAGCCTTCTTTCTTTCCCAAACGAGCCAGATACTTCATTGCACTTGCCTGACAAAACGGCACGGCAATATCAATAGAGTGGAGAAGGTCTTGAATCTGAAATTCATTCTTGCCAACATAATGCTGACCATATGTAGATTCAATATACTCTTCTATCTCCTTCAAACTTTCTTTCTCATTATATTTCATCATGTGTTATTTCGCCTTTGCTTTTTTCTTCTTAGATTCCTTTCGTTTCTTTCTACGCTCTTCGGCTTCTGCTCTTCGTCGTTCTGCGCGAGATGCCAACTGTTCCGAATCCACCTTTGGAAATGGAATCACAGGAGCCGGAGGTGGAGATGGTGGCTTGATTTGAAATGGTTTTGGGGCAGCCCCAGAACCAGCCATCTTTGCCACAGGCTTATCAATTACTCCACCATGCGATGCATTTGGCAATTGTGAAATTGCAGGAAGATTCCCGGCAAAGACATATGACCCAATGTGCTGCAACTGCATCCACGGACACATCCATACCTTGAACCCAATCTTGCGCGACCATTGACAGAACATATAGTCTTCCGAAAGATACCGTTTAGAATCCTCGTCGATGAT